TTTGGAACAATTGAAAGGGAAGAAGATAGTCTATTTGAAAGAGTTATGTAAACGTAATGTAGAAGATCTGTATAAAATAATGTTGTGGAACGTTGAAAACAAAATACATTTTTACAGATTAACTTCAGGTTTGGCGCCTCATATAACTAATCCTGTATTTATACCAAAAAAATATCATCATGATTATCGCGCTTTGGTGTATTCTTTAGAATATTTGAGACCTGTTTTCAAAAAAATAGGTGATTTAGCTAAAAAATACGACATCAGAATTACTTTTCATCCCGGACAACATGTTTCACTTAGTTCCTCTAATGAAGAGATAATCATAAAATCGTACAGAGATTTATATTGGCATGCTAAAATTTTAGATATGATGGGCCTAGATTATAATTCCATCATAATAGTACACGGAGGGGGCACTTATGGCGATAAACCTTCCGCAATGAAAGTATTTATAAAAAATTTCAAAAGAATGCCGGCCGCACTTCGGCGCAGAATAGCATTAGAAAATGACGAGAAAAATTATTCCGTAGAGGATGTATTGAAAATATCTAGCATAGTGCAAGTACCAATAGTATTTGATATTTTTCATTATCAGTTGTACCATCAAACTATTGTCAGAAAGAGGAATTTGGGAGAAAATATCCCAAACCAACCAAAACTAGAAGAAATATTTCCGAAAGTTATTCGGAGCTGGGGAAATAGACGTGTAAAAATGCATATATCAGAACAACGTAAAGATAGTGTGTTCGGAGCGCATTCTGATTATGTTAGGGTAATACCGGACGTATTATTATTATTCCCTCATCGATATAATAGAAATTTAGATTTGATGGTAGAAGCAAAATATAATGAAATAGCTTTATTATATTTGAGAAAAAAATATAAAAACAAAGTTAGATAATTTAATATAATGAGTTTATATATATTTCATCGAGATCTGCGGATAATAGACAATACTGCACTCTTCAAGTGTTTATTGGAATCAGATAAAGTGATCCCGTGTTTTATTTTTACCCAAGAACAAATTTCAGATGAAAACAAATTCAAATCTAATAATTGTTTACAATATATGTTAGAGTCTTTGTTAGATTTGGATAAATATATCAAGCATGTGAATAGCAATTCCGGGTTGTTAACTATTTGCGGTAAATATCCAGAAGTGCTAGACGAGATAAGGTCTCGCACAGACTTTTCTGCTATATATTCTACTTTAGATTATACACCTTATGCTACCAAGAGGGATGATATAATTGCCGAATGGTGCAAGGTTCATAATATAGAGTTTTTTACTTACGAAGATATTTTATTGAATCCCATCATTAACGACAAAATTTTAACCAAAAGTGGTAATCCATACCAAAAATTTACTCCATATTACAACTCCGCTACGAAATTACGAGCGGAGAAACCAAAAAAAATATCCAAAGACCACTACAAAAAATTTACTGCCTACAAGTCGACGTGTTTACAAAGAATTTGGAAAGAACTTCCAAAAAATAACAAGATAGAATTTCGTGGTGGGCGTACGCAGGCAATCAAGAATATCAAAGATTCTTGCGGAATCTCAGCCATAAATAAATTTGGATGCTTATCTATTCGAGAAGTTTATTGGATTTTAAAAAAACAGGAAAAGGAGAAAATACGCGGATTATATTGGAGGGATTTTTATTATCGCATAGCATGGTACTTCCCACATGTTATTTCCAGCAAGAACAGAAATTTTAAAGAAAAATATGGAAAAATAAATTGGGTAAAAAATCCGGCATCATTTAGTGCATGGTGTGAAGGAAAAACTGGATTTCCTATAGTAGATGCTAGTATGAGGCATATGAATACTACGGGATTTATGGAAAATCGTATGAGACTGATCGCGGCGAGCTTCCTAATAAAAGACCTACATATTAATTGGGAAGAAGGGGAGCGATATTTTGCTACTAAATTGATAGATTACGATCCATGTCAAAATAATGGAAATTGGCAATGGGTAGCTGGATCTGGAGTCGATTCACAACCCTACTATCGTATATTTAATCCTTGGCATCAGTCAGAAAAATACGACACAGACGCTGAATTTATTAAAGAATGGGTGCCTGAATTATCTGCAGTCTCCGCACATGATATACATAATTGGTATACAAACCATAAAAAATATGAGCAGATAGCTTATCCGAAACCTATATTGGATCACGATGATGAAAAAAAAGTAGCTCTGGAATTAGTAAAGAAAATTTATGAATAAATTTCCACTAATATATTATGTCTAACATAACCGATAAGCCCATACCTTTCAGCTCTTCACCTGCTTACATAGAAGGTGGCGGAACGTTGGATTTGAAACCAAATGTGTATAACACAATTATACAAATAGACGCGTCCGATAAAACTATCAATCTTCCTGCATTAAGTGAAATGATAGATGGTTATTCGATTGCTATTTCATCATCGGAAAATGGTACGATGACGTTCATACCTCATGGTTCAGATACTATAGCTAACACTGTCGAATTGCTAGTCAGTAAAAACACATTACCAAGTTGTTACATATTGGCATCAAAGAAAAACAACAATTGGAGCGTGATAGCAGGGGGAGCATCAACATCTCCTGCGTCGACTGGTTCAGCTACTCTATATTGCGGCGGACAAACTATCACCCCTACAAATACCCCCGTGCCGGTTATTTGGACAGATGTAATTTCTAATTTATCTGGGATGTGGAACCCGTTAGATCCAACTAAATTAAGACAACCTACCGGAGTAGATTCTGGTATGTACCTAGTAGAATATGTTATAAGATGGTCGGGTAGTCCAGCAGGTACCAGAGAATCATTTATACGCCCAAATGGAAACACAGATTCCTATGGATGGCACAGAGATCAATCGATAGGAAATCTCACGAGAAATGGATTTGCTATTATCCAAATGTCCAGTCCCACGGATTATATTGAATTATGTGCTTCAACTTCCGTGATAGTTCCATTGAATTCTGGCGCTGGTGGGGCTAATCCTCGCTCCGCTCAATCAGCCAATCGCATTACTATCAAAAAAATAGCATAAACATTTCTGTATATTATTTTTCTATGCATTATTTTTTATATTATTCTTATTGTTCCCATAATATAGAAATAGCACAAAATGTCTACACCTTTGTTGAACCAAAACAATAATAATCAATACGAAGCAAGTGGAAGTATAAGCAGTGTCGCGAGTTCCGACGATATATTATTGGGATCTCACAGTTTACCGAATGATGCGAATTACATGGAAAAAATGACATTTGATCTAGTAGCTGATACCAATACGCAAATAGCTGTTTTAGTCGGGGCTAGTTATATAGTGAGAAGAAGATTAGGCGATGATATAGAAGTCGTATTTTTAGATTTTCCATCAGATCAATCCAATAATGCAAAATACACTAATGGATCATTAAGTACGCCATCTGGATATAGTATTTCCAGTCAAATTAATACATCAGTTGAACCACAAACCGCTCAAATCAGTATTTCGCATGATTTGTCAAGTGCGGCGAATATTTACGCTACGGGACATATTTGTACTAACAACTATAATTAAACTTTCAATACCAATAAGATTTCAAAATTTGAAACTACTATGTATATATTTTCAGCGAACGCTCACAAAAAATGGATCGCGTATTGGAAGAAATATTGAGCATAGAAATAAGTGAAGATGTTTACAAACACCTTATGCCGCATCAAATACCACATTTACAAAATTTAATATACTCCATTCGTAAGAATGGGGTTGCTTTAGACAGTGGTGATACTGGTTCTGGCAAATCTTATACAGTAATCGCACTTTGTGCAGTGATGGGATTGCGACCATTTTTCAACGGATTGAAGGGAGGTATACCCAATTTATATAAAGTATGTGAAATATTTGGAATTGAACCAATAGGAAATATAAATTACGAAAGTATTAAAAATGGCAAATACTATGAATCCCTAGAAGATTATCAAAGCGAAAACAGAGTAGAATGTCCCTATGTAGAAGTAGTGAAAGTGCATGATAAGGATCCTATTTCTGGTAAATTAAAATATGATAAAAACGGCAAAGCTAAAATGATCGTGCAAAAATTTATTTGGAAACTACCAGAAAACACTATAGTGGTGTTTGATGAAGCGCATAAATGTAAAAATGGGAAGACATCTGGACAAAATACTACTAATAGTAAGTTTATGGCTTCTATTAAGCCATATATTAGCAAGGAAAAGAACATATATTGTATATTGTTGAGCGCAACAATAACGGATAAGTTAGAAAATTTTGACGTAGTAGCTTATATATTGGGATTATATCGACCATACCAATCAAAAATATACAAACAATTCTTGCGTAATCACGGCAGAGACGAAAAAGAGATATTTCAAAGTATACACAAATTATTATTTCCTGTATATGCGTCTCGCATGTCCATCAGAGCCATAAAAGAAGATACAGGAAATTCTGTATTTCGAACAAATGATGTCAAAGCAGTAATATTTCCGGTTGATAAACAAACTTCTATAGAAATAGAAGAAAATCATCAAATGATTAAAAGAGCGCTTAAAGAGATTAGATCTAAAGGTCTGTCCAAAGGGTGGGGTATCATAATTAGATATTGGCAACGAATAGAAGTACTAAAAGTACCCTCTGTTGTAGATACAATAATTCAGAATTTACAAGATAGTGCGGTAGTCGTATTTATCAACTTTTCAGAAACGAAAAAATTACTGGTAGATCATTTAACAGCAAAAGGAGTTAATATACAAAGGATGGATTTTATAGATGGTGAACAAAAGGCCGACGAGCGAGAAAATGTTGTGGATAGATTTCAAAATAATAATGTAGATTTACTTATATGCCAAATTAAAGCAGGAGGGGTCTCACTATCTCTTCATGATTTGCACGGAAAGCAAAGAAAAAGTTTAATTTTCCCAACTTGGTCCGCTACAGATATCAAACAATCTTTGGGTCGAATTTACCGCGCAAATGCTAAAACAGATGCTATTCAGAGGATAGTTTATTGCAAATGTACAGACGAACAAGCGAATAGCGAGTTAGATAGGCAAATACATTTAAGAGATGAGAGTGTCTCAGAAGAATATACGAATGTTGCCGGCGAATGTAATGGAGTCTTGACTATCGAAGAAAAGTTATGCCAAAATGTAAATGTAAAATTAGAAAACATAGAGATGATCAACAATGGAAATTTGGATGGTTTCCAAAATATTGACGAAATCAATTAATATTTAATTGCGCAATTTAGTTTTTTTAATTTTTATATCATACTTTTACGTACAAAAGAACATCATGAATGCCAACAAAATCTTAGCTATTGTGATAGTGTTAGTGATGTTACTAACTTTCATGATGTGGTTTGTAATTTCAGGAGCCCTTTTACTGACGGCACCCAAACAAGCTATATCTGTCATAATTCCTGGAATGGTATATTTTGGTTTTTGGTTTTTAATCGCCTATAGATTATACAACTCTACTTATTCATCATGATTATCGCGCTAATAATAGTTGTGATTATTGTCATTATTTTCTTGTACAGAAAAAAAGAGAGTTTCGGGAACTCTTCATCTATAGAATTATATGAAGGATATAATATGACTAATTTAGCATATAATATCGAGTTGAAACCTTCTTCATATTTGAAACAAATTATAAAAATAAACTTAAAATCCCTGAAAGTAAATTCACTCAATCACGACATCGAAATATGGTCAATAGGAAATGAAGACATCACAGCATCTTCCGAGTCAGGATTTTATGATACTTACACTATACCGGAAAGCGAATTGAGATCCAATCCTGCTAAATTTAAAAAAATCTTATCTGTTTCTCCAGGAGAGACTAAAACTATGGAAATAGCCACACCGGTCAAAAAAATATTAATGATAGTTCATTAGTCATCTGCGTCGTCCCATTCGACATCGGAATCCGAATCCGAACTTTCCACATCTATATAATCTACAGAATCTATATATTTTGTGGATTTTGCGGATTTTGCGGATTTTGCGGATTTTGCGGATTTTGCAGCATCCATAATTTCTTTCTCGTCTATGCTGGCATGTTTCACCTCATCAAAATCGATGATTATTTTTTTCTTAAGTGGTGCATTCTTTGATAATGTTCTCCATACAAAGTTAGTCTCAACGTTGATTTTATTTTTCGCAGTCATGTACTCGTCAGTGGTTTTAAACTCCTCTAAAGCATCTTTCACATGCGTATCCAAATATTTGGAAGTAATAGCAATAGGATCCTCCTTATATAAATTCTTGAACCATCCCATAGCAGTTTTATGTAACGCTTTTATTTTTGGTTTCATAGGCAAAGATAACTTCAAATCTGCAGTTTCGCTCAAATTTTCAGTTTCGACGACTGGTAAACTTTTATTTCTAACCAAAGTTAATCTACCTATCGCTGTACCGGGCTCTATTACTTGATCAAGTTTTCCTCTATTGCACAAATATAGCACTAGTGCTGTAGGTTGCGTATCCGTGGTAGTTGTACGGAAATCTCTTTCGTACATGCTATTATACGAACTAGTTTCGATATGAAATTTAGGCAATAACTCACAAGATGTGATCTGTGCGTGAAATCCAATAGGAAATGATATAAATATATCTGTATTCACAGCAGAAATTGACCCTGCAGGTATACGTTTAATCTCTGAACTATATATCTCATATGAGCCATCTGGTTGCTCTTTAGGCAACTTAGCTTGGTCATTATTCAATTTAACTTTGAGAGACATATTTACGAAGAATAAATATATCTACGATTACTTTCAATTTTTATATATTGATATTTACTACTAATTTATTAACATGTTGGATATATAATCCGTTTTTCGTTACCGATCCCTCGCTTTCAGGTAATGGTTCCGATTCTTCCATATATTCTTCGAAGTTTTCTCTAGGCTTTACTTCGTCAGAATGGTTCTTAAAGAAATCTAAAGTTTTTTGAAGTTCTGCACGCCTTTTTTCCTCTTGCTCTTGCATATATTTTTTTCTAAATTCAGGATCTGTTTCTAACTTATCCGAAAATTCTTTCCTGCTCAGTCTACGAGCTGTAATATCTTCTAACTCTCCAGAACCTTCTAGGTCATCATATTGTTTCCTTAACTTATCAGCCACTATCTTTTCTGCTTGTTGTATATTATCTAATTCTACGTTTCCTAATTCCACGTCCAAACAGTCCTCATCGACAGGTTTTTCTTCAGACTTCTTTTTCTTAGCGAGAGTCCTACTAGATAATTTCTTCTTAGAAGATGTTGAGTCCGTTTTAGTGTTGCTCATTTCCTATTTGTTATACCCCTTAGAATATTTTAAATGTTTATTTACAATATAAAAAATTGATAGGTTTTTTAGTAAAACTATAAAATGGAGTCTGATTTGGTAAAAGAATTAACCGATACGGCGGAGCATGAAGAAGTTGAAAAAAACACAACTAGTTATATTAATCACTTAAAACTATGCTACAATACTCTGAAAAAATCCCGATTAGTAAATCATAGAGATACTGATCTAGAGGCTTTAGAATATTTCCAAAACTGGTGTAACACTTCTTCGCCGAGAAGCAGAGAAGAAGCTGAAGTCAAGAGAGCTGTCAGGGAACTTTATAATGCAAATAAAACTTCTTTCCTACAATGTGTGGCAATATTGCCGTATTATATATTATTGACCGATACAAGATCTATAGTATTACATTTCGGCATACATAAATTAGCTTTTATAAAATGGGAGGATGGCAAATATATAGTAGAAAAGAATAATCTTCATACTTCCAGGCAGGTGAAAGGTAATATAAACCATAAAGTAATAGCCAAAATACGGAGGCCGGAAATTCCAAAAAAAGCAGAAAAAGAAAGTATTACGGTGGTTAAAATCTTAAAATCTCCAAAAAAAGAAATAGATACAAAAAATATATTTAATAATCTCTCAAAAGATTCCCTCAAAATGAACTGGGGAGATATGTCCGATGAAGAAATTTAATCGGGCAAACAATCATATAAACTTTGGAATTGCTCATCACCGTCTACAATGTATGTGTAAGCAAACATTGGATCCTCTGATATCATTCCATAATTTGTAGAACCAAGTGCCACTATGTGAGATAGTAAGCCTTGTATTTTTCTTGTTTTTTGCTCTCCGGAAAACATCTTATCAGTGAATACTCCGCAAGATTCGATTTTATCTGATATTTCCAACATTTTCTTACTTAACATTTCCTTAAAGAAATGTGTCTCTTCTTCTGACAAAGTAGAAATTATGCGAAGTTTAACCGCGTGTGGGTTAATATATCTTTCAGACCTATTGGTCCAATTTAAGGATTCAATGAAATTCCAAAATTCTATCTCCCCAAATTTTTTATCTATGGGGTTCTCGAGGTTCATCTCGAGATCAGATTGTTCCACTTTTTCTAATTCTGTTTCTAATTCTTCTACAAATCCGTCTAGAATTGTTTTAGTCTCTGTCTTTGTAGTTGGCGCGGGAGTTGCTACCAAACCAAAATCAATAATATTCTTCTTCTTCGTAACCTCGTATATGGGCTTCGACACTTTGTTGAACAATTTACTCATTTGTCTATAAAAAGATTGTGATGACCACTTCCTGTGTATGGATTAGCTATTTCACGAGATTT